TACGTAGTGATAGATATTTGAGCAAAACACATAATAAGATCATTACGGCAATTGAGAAAAAAATTAAAGAGTATGTATAGTTTTAAACAATATATTTCTGAAGGTCTTAAACTTAAACTCATTAGGGGTAAGGCCGAAGACGTCTTAAAAATAAAAGACAGCAATGAAAAATCTTGGGTTGAAGTTCGCGGTAAACCTGGGTTTGAAACTAAGTATGATCCAAAAGATCCTTTACACAAAGCAATTGCAGCTTTACGTAAATCGGTTAATGTATCTGAACTTGTAAATGGAGAGCCTGTAGGCATTAATCCAAAACATCCAGACGGCAAGAAAGCCTTGGCAACAATAAAGAAGTTAATGAAATGAAAAATTTTAAAACGTTTATAGAGTCCAAAGACGAATACGATAACGAAGGTGGAATGGCAAAAGGCCAATTAAAAACCATGATTGATGCAGCACAACAATTGCATGATATGTTATCTGACGACGAAAACATGCCAGAGTGGGTTCAATCAAAGATTACTAAAGCTACTGATTATATTGACACTGCGAGAGATTATATGAAGTCTCAAGACAGCGATGAAGCTGGGCAACAAGAAGCTTGTTGGTCTGATTACAAACAAGTTGGTATGAAAAAGAAAGGGAACAAGATGGTTCCTAATTGCGTTCCAAAGGTAGGATAACAATGAAAAGTTTTAAACAGTTTTGCGAAGGTTCAGAAACATGGGAAGCTGGTTATAAGCGCCGTGTTGTCAAAACTACTAAACCTGAGCATAAAGACGACGGAAAAAATTGGAGAATTAAAGGTAAAGATAGACCTGAGATTTCAATTAAACTATATAAAGAAAAGCCATCACAGGCAGAATTTAATAAACAAATGCGCAGAGTCGCAGGTCACGAGTTTGGAGGATAACTGATGAATAAGGGACCAAAGACAGAACAACATTTAGCAGTTATTGCCGAATGGATGAAATCTGAAAATCGAGAACAAGTTACAATACATAGCAGCAGAAAACATGGTGCTATTAAATGGTTAGAATATCATCTTGAAGATTACAGATGGAAATTTCAAAAATGGACTGATTTTCATGAACATTCCATATATTTCCAAACAGCTCGAGATGCAGCATTATTTAGAACAAGATTTTTAGATAGTAAGGAAGACAGAGTATGAAAACCTTTGCAAAGCATAACTTACACGAAGGTATTGCGTATCATTTAGAAAACGACATTCCGTTAGCAGAGTGTGTATATAGACCACACAGCAAATCGTTTTACGAATTTTTTATTGAAGCGCGTAAGTTATTCAAAGAAGGAATCATAAACCCATCTAATTATTTCGATAGAGACCTATTAGAAACAGATATAGGTGAACACGATATTTACGAAGAACGGCGAGTTCCACTTGACATTCCCATGATGGAGGATGAAAAGGACGTTGAGCTCAACAAGCCACAAAGAGGTGGTCCCAAAAAGTTCTATGTGTATGTGAAAGATGGGGATAAAGTCAAAAAAGTAACCTTCGGGGATACGTCCGGTTTGGCCGTAAACTTTGATGATAAAGAGGCACGCAAGTCTTTCGCAGCTCGCCACCAATGTCATTTAAAAAACGATAAGACTAAAGCTGGGTATTGGTCTTGCCGTTTACCTCGATATGCAAATGAATTAGGATTAAAAAATGGAGGTTCGTTCTTTTGGTAAAACCATATTATGATGAACATTTGACAGATAACCAATGGATACGAATATTTAACCCTTATAACACAACCGCTGATGATTATGTTTGGCATAGGGATAAAAACGATAGAGTATTTACAGTATTAGATGGCGATGGTTGGAAAATACAATTTGATGATGAACTGCCTACTGTTATAAATAAACGTGATACGATAGAAATACCTAAAATGGTTTATCACAGGATAATACCTGGAAAAAGCAAATTAAGGATAATAATAAATGAAGACGTTTAAATCACATATGACTGAGCATGAAATGCAGCTTGCGCTCGTGTGGGAACACATGCATGAAGAAAATATCAACCCCGATGATTTAACCGAAGAAGAGTTAAATGAAATCATTGGTAAGGTGATTGGTGGAGCAGCAAAGCTCGCAGCCAAAGGTATACGCCGAGGTCTTGTTAATAAACAAGGTAATCTTAGAGTTTCTCGTGCTGGACGTAACGACGCAAGACAAGCAAAAATTGATAATATTGAAAGAAAGAAAAAAGAATTGAAACGAGCCACAGATACTCGTAAAAAGCTTCAGACTGCTAGAGCCGGTTTAAGAACTGCTCGCAAAGATTTTAGAAAAGCTAGACAACAAACTAACCCTTAATTAATAATAGAGGAATAAAAAATGGATTTTGCATCATCATTTAAATCAAAGATCTTAGAAACTTTAGAAGATCTCGAAGAAAAGAAAATGGATCCGGTTGGACAAGCCGACGATGATATTGATAACGACGGAGACGTTGACGATTCAGACGAGTATCTTCACAAACGCCGCAAAGCTATCAAAAAGGCTATGAAAGAAGAACAAGAAGCTCGCTTATCAGAAGATAAATAAATCAAGAAACCCAAATAAGGAGATATAAAAAAATGGCACTTTGGGGAAAAACAGATGCATTGGCTTCCGTACCAAAATGGTTGGAAGATGCTGCGTCAAACACAAACAAATCAAACGATAGAGATAACGCAATCTTTGTTGACCTTACAGAGGCTGGAATTGCATCTAACCGTGCAAAAGGCATTACTGGTCCAGGCTGGTGGTTATACCATACAGATGGCGGACGTCACCACGCTGAATGTCTAGTACCAATGAAAGTAACCGCGGTTGCTGCTGGTGACTTGGGTGTAACAGGCGACACCGCTGTTGAAGATGCTATCGTAGCTGACTCATAAAAGTAAAGAAAATATAATATGAAATTGACAGAATCAACCTTTCTGTTATTTGCATCTAAATATTACGACAATCCTCAATGTTCCGACGTATCAGAATTTGAGGAAGACCTGAAAAGGTTTCAATATTTACGCAAATTATTTGGAAGATACAGACAAGATAATGAATTAAAAGAAAGGTTGATTCTGAACCACTTGATAATTATCTATAATATGTTTGGGCCAGAAGCGACACATATGTTATTCATGAAACTTGAAGAATACCATGAATACATTAAGCCGTTTGTTGAATACTTAAACTATATGCCTATAGAAATAATGTATGAAGATCGTATAATAGGTAAAGAAAATATTATAGCTGATCCAGTTATAGAAGAAAAACTTAAAGGAATATGATCTTATGATCGTTGATCTATTTTTAGTATACCAATTTATCCGCAGGCTCGCAACTCCTTTTAATAAATGGGAAGCGTTTAAGCTTGGTGTTATTGATAAAGACGGTAAAGTACTAATCAAATCAAAAGATTTTACTAAAGCTGCTCAGCGTAAATCATGGGGAGTTTTTGATAGAATGGTAGCCAACCTTAAAAAGTTGTTAGCTAAAGTTCCTGGCGGTAGTTCTCGATTTGCATCATACGCTGCTGCGTTATTTCTCATTAAAGAATATAAACATTTTACTGATGAAACTACTCTTACAGAAGAATTAACTGATAAACAATTAGATGAATCAATACAATTATTTTATAGTAGATATACTCATTATACCACACTTGCAGAAGATGTCAATAGTTTAAACGAAAAGGCTGAACTTTTTTTAGAAAAGCTAAAAGCATCTGATGATATGGGCGATTGGATTGACGACTTTTACAAATCAGACGCACCACAGTTTAAAGGCAAGTCAAAAGAAAAACGCCGTAAAATGGCAATTGCTGCTAAGCTTGCAGTTGACGAGTCATTAGAAGAAGCCGCTGTTCCACGTTGGAAACGAGCAGGTACTGATGGCGAAATAGAAGCTACTATCGGTGGTAAAAAATACAAAATAGAAAAAGCTTTAGATAGTAACGAACGCCATAAAGGCGAATGGAAAGTTATGGTTTGGGATAAACGTGACTGGGAGTGGGAGACAACCGAATATGGTAAAGCAAACGCTAAAGCTTGGATCATGGATAGGTTAAAAGAAGATACACCGGTTAATAACGTTGGGGATGGAAATATTGCAGGAATGGATGGAACTGCAATGTCAAAAGCAGCTCAAAAGAAATGGACATCCAAGAATAAAACTAAAAAGCGTAAAACACTGAGAAATATTATTAATGGAGAAACCTTATGATTACATTAGAACAATTTAGCGCAATGATCCCAAAAAATAAGGACGCTGAGTCTTGGTACGATGCCGCGGTTCCTATGTTTGAAAAATACGAAATTAATACAACAAACCGATTAGCCGGTTTCATGGCTCAATGCGCGCATGAGTCTTTAGACTTTACAAGACTTGAAGAAAACCTTAACTATTCAGAAAAAGCGTTAAACGGAGTGTTTGGTCGTTATTTCGGAAAGGGCAAACGAGATGCTAAAGAATACGCGCGCAATCCTGAAAAAATTGCAAACTATGTTTATCAAGATGAATACCGCAGCAAACGAGGCGCTATGGGCAACACCACTGCCGGTGATGGGTGGAGATTTAGGGGCCGTGGCATTAAGCAACTTACAGGTAGAAACAATTATACAGCGTTTGGAAAGTCAGTCGGAATGTCAGCGGAAGAAGCAGCAGACTACGTTGCAACCGAACGAGGAGCTTTAGAGTCAGCCTGCTGGTTCTGGGCAACAAATAAACTTGACAAGTGGGCTGATAAAGGCGACATTAAAGGATTGACAAAAAAGATAAATGGTGGTACAATTGGTTTAGAAGATCGTACACGTCGTTGGGAAGAAGCATTAGCTATTCTTGGTGGTAAAGTACCCGCGCCAAAAGCAGCAAAGAAATCTGCACCAGCAAAATCTCGTACTTTACGCAAAGGTATGAAAGGTGACGATGTCGCTAAAATGCAAAAAGCTTTAGGTATTACAGCAGACGGAGACTTTGGTTTCGGAACGCAAACATCAGTTAAAAAATGGCAAAAACTTAACGGTTTAGTGGCAGACGGCATTGTAGGCCCAGCAACACAAGCCAAAATGTTTAAATAATAAATAATACACAGTTAACATAACAAGGAGAACAACATGTCTTTAGAAAAGATTGTCCAGGAAGCCGTCGAGGCACGTCCACTTGGTTTGAAAGAAGCGTTTGAAGCAGAAATGGAAAAACGTATTTTAGCAGCCCTCGAAGAAAAAGCAACAGCTAGCATGATGGAAGCAGCTGCTGATGAAGACGAGGACGAAGATGACGAAGATCAAGACGACGATGAAGATGACGAAGATGAAGATGAGGACAAAGAAGAGGACTAAGATTGGCTAGACTCTATCTTATAATCATTATACTAAGTATTTTAGGTGGTGGTGGTTTCGCGGCAAAATCGTACTTTGATTGGTCGCAGGAAACTATCACCACTTTACGTACTAATAATGTGAAACTTCAGGACGCTGCGGAAACTCTGCAAAACACTGTTGACCAAATGGTTGCGGATGCAGCACGAAACGAAGAATTGAATAATAACCTAACTAAGCAATTACAACAATCTCAAGCACATCTTGACAAATTGCGCGGCGTATTTGCTAGAATAGATTTGACTATGGAAGCGCTCACTGACGCGCAAAATTTGGAGGAAAGGGTAAACAATGCAGTTGCAGAACTTATTGGAAAAATTGCCGATGAAACTGATCCTAATCCTAGTACCGCTGACGATGCTGACAGCGTGCCTGGGCAGGACGCCGGAACCGACGGTAGTAACGCAGACTGAATATGTAAGTCAAAATATTCCAACACAGGAACGGCCTAAAAAGGTGGAGATGCCACCAGTTGAATGGTACGTTGTGACTGAGGAAAATCTTGACCAAAAAATTGAAGAATTAAAAACATCAACTGGCAATGTTGTGTTCTTTGCTATTTCTGCAAAAGGATATGAAAATCTTGCAATTGGAATTGGCGATCTTAGACGATACATAAAAGAGCAAAACGCTATAATTGGCTACTATGAGGGTGCACTTTCTGAATAAATAGTATTGACATAATTAGTTATCAGTGATATATTGAGGGGTACATAGTAATGATGCCCCTTTTTTACTCTTAATACCGGAGTTCGCCACCCAGCCTCCGTAATCAAAAGGCATAAAAGGAAAAAAGAAATTGGCAAATACAAAGTCAAATTGGGAAACAGATATCGCCCTAATTAAGTCAGATATCAAACAGATACAAAAATTCTTCAACAAAGTTGAGGACTCAATGGACATGATGGTTGACTTGTCCAAAAACGTTGCTGTGCAAAATGAAGTCTTAGAGTTTACTAAAGAAAAGCTCGACGACGTAGAAAAGCTCTGCGAAGAAACAAAACGTACTGACGAGTTGCGTATGAATGTTTTAAGCGATAGACTTGAAGAATATAGAAGATCTTCTAGGGCTGACCACGAAAAGCTAGCTAATCACAACGCCGAAAAGCGAGCTACGAGTAATAAAGAAGTACTTGAAAAGTTAGAAGCGGTAGAACAATCATTACATATGAGACTGAATGAACAGACTAAAAAAGTAAACGTACTTGAAAATTGGCGTTGGTATTTTATGGGCATGGGCCTAGTGTTAGCAATAGTTGTTGCGGAAATTAATTGGCCTACATTATTTGGTGGAAATTAATTGGACTACATTATTTGGTTGACATTTGGGCCTGATCCAATTATAATCTAATATATACAGAATCAGATTGAGCTTTTTATTATGGTAGATTTTACAGAACTAAAGTATGCACAAATGCTATCCGGGCGTTTGGAAAACTTTAGAATACGTAACACAAATCCTTACAAAATTAACTTTCGGTGCCCAGTTTGTGGGGACTCCCAAAAGTCACGGTCTAAAAGCCGTGGTTGGCTCCTAGAGTCAAAGAACGTGTTCCATTATTACTGCCACAACTGTGGAGCTAGCCAAGGCTTCTCGTTCTTTTTAAAGAGCATAGACCAATTATTGTATAATGATTATGTGGCGGAAAAGTTTATGGCTAATACTGCTGTAAAAGACTCGGAACCTGATGAGAATCAATTTAAGACAAAAGCTCCAGTCTTTAATAAGAAGAACCCGCTGTTAAAAATTAAGAAGATAAGTCAACTTAAATCTGACCATCCTATTAAAAGATATATTGAAAAACGTAAAATACCAACTAAGCATCATTATCGTTTATACTTTGCAAAAAAGTTTAAGACTTGGATTAATGAAATTATTCCTAATAAATTTGAAAACATAGGTAAAGATGAACCGCGGTTGGTAATACCTTTCTTAGATCAAAACGGCAATTGCTTTGGTGTATCTGCTCGTGGGTTTGATCCTAAAGGAATTAGATATATAACTATAATGTTTGAAGAAAGACCAAAAATATTTGGCCTTGATAAAGTTGACTTTTCACAACCATATTATATTGTTGAAGGCGCTATTGATAGTTTCTTTATTGAAAACGCTATTGCAATGAATGGTGCTGAAGGCAACGGCAACGCTGCAGGAGACAACGCAATATATGTCTTTGATGCTGAGCCAAGAAACAAAGAAATACACAAAAGAATGGAAAAGGTTATTAAAGCAGGCTACAAGGTTTGTATATGGCCATCCGACGTCCCAGGTAAAGATATTAACGAAATCTATTTAGCAGGACTTGATCCTGAAAAGTTAATTGAAGATAATACTTATCAAGGATTACAAGCAGAATTGAAACTCAGCGCATGGCGCAAATCATAAGGATACAAAATGCAAGTTAGATTAATTGGTTATACTCAACCAGCTGAAGGAGAAATTATTGGGCTCGACGATGTGCAAGATATGATTGCATATTGCGCAAGAGTGTCAAATCCTACTAATCAATTGAACCAAGAAACAGCGCCGAAGCTATTAGGTTACTTAGCAAAACATGCTCATTGGTCACCATTTGAAATGGCTAATGCAACAATGGAAATTGAAACTACTCGTGATATTGCTCGCCAAATGTTACGACATCGCTCCTTTGCTTTTCAGGAGTTTAGTCAACGATATGCTGACCCTGCGCTTATGGGTAATCAGTTTGTAACGCGTGAAGCACGTTTACAAGATACTAAAAACCGTCAAAATAGTATTGCTAACTCTGACGAACGTTTGCAGATGATGTGGGACTCAAAACAGGGTGAAGTTATTCGTGCGGCGGAAGATGCATACAAGTGGGCTATTGAAAATGGTATTGCTAAAGAGCAGGCTCGTGCGGTTTTGCCTGAAGGTAATACTATTAGCCGTTTGTATATGCAAGGCTCTATCCGATCTTGGATCCATTATATTGAGCTGCGTGCTTCAAATGGAACACAACAAGAACACATGGATATTGCAGCTGAATGTGCAAAAGCCATATCCAAAATATTTCCGTTAATTGATACTTATGTTCAAAAATAAAAATAAAAAAGTTCAAATATCGCCCAAAAACGGAAACCTAAATGAATAAATATCCCTACAATTTGACATCTATAGTTAAAGAATATCCCTTAGCCACAATATATTGATCCGATTAAGTCGGGAGGTATATCTTTGGCTTTATCACAAACACATAAGAAAGAGGACCGATGATGCTACAATCAACTCCACCAGAAATTCTAAGACGAGTTAATTACGTTACTAAACGCGATGGTACTACTGAATCTTATGATGAGAATAAAATTAGTACTGCCGTATCTAAAGCTATGAAAACCGTTGGTATGCGAAGTAGAATGCTTCCTGGTGAAGTTGCGTTAGAAGTTACAGATTTGTTGAACCGAGATGATGAAGCAGACATTCAAGTTGATGTTGATGCCGTGCACCAAAAGGTAGAAAATGTAATTATGGATATGGGATTACACGATCTTGCTCGTGAATATATTTTATTCCGTTATAATAACCAACCAAACATTTTTCGTAAAAGAACAAGTTTAAAACCATACGAGTATCCACAGGTAGTTGAATTTACTGACGCTATTCGCCATTCGTATTGGGTACATACTGAGTTTAATTATTCCTCAGATATTCAAGATATGAAAGTACGTATGACACCTGAGGAAGTTGATATTGTAAAGAAAGCAATGTTGGCTATTTCTCAAATTGAAGTTGCGGTTAAAACGTTTTGGTCAAAAATCGGTGATAAGTTTCCAAAGCCAGAAGTACAGGCAGTTGGTGTAACCTTTGGCGAGTCTGAAGTACGTCACGCCGACGCTTATTCAAATCTTATTGAGATTATGGGACTTAACGAAGAGTTTGCAAAGATTGTAGAAGTACCTGCCATGAAAAAGCGTATTGCTTATCTTGAGCAGTCAATTGCTGCACCAGTTGATGATAAAGATTATTTCCATAAAATTATTCTATTCTCTATGTTTGTTGAAAACGTATCACTGTTTAGTCAGTTCCTAATTATGATGGCATTTAATAAACACAAGAATGTATTAAAAGGTATTTCCAACGCCGTAGAGGCAACATCAAAAGAAGAAGATATCCATGCTCGTTTCGGATTTGAGCTTGTAAACATTATCCGTGAAGAAAACCCAGAGTGGTTTGATAAAGAAAGTATTAACGAAGTGAATAGACTTTGCCGCGATGCCTTCAAGGCTGAGTCTGCTATCGTCGATTGGATCTATGGTGAATCTGACCTAGACTTTTTGCCGAAAGCAACTGTTAAAGAATTCCTAAAACATCGTTTCAATCAATCATTAACAGCTATAGATATGAAGCCTTTATATGAGGTAGATCAAGAGGCGGTAAAAAGTACCGACTGGTTCGTTGAAGAAATTTTGAGTACAAAGAATGTTGACTTCTTTGTTAAACGTAGTACAGCATATTCTAAAAAGACCAAAGCATTCACCGAAGACGATCTATTTTAATAAGGAAAAAACATGAAAGATTTTTATTGGTTAAACGAGGACTCTCGTACATTTTTGTCGCGCGGCTATCTTAGCGAAGGTGAAACTCCTGAAAGCCGTATCCGTGATATTGCAAACAAAGCAGAAGAATATTTAAACGAGCCAGGATTTGCGGACAAGTTTTATGAGTATATGGCTCGTGGCTTTTATTCGTTAGCATCTCCTGTTTGGGCTAATTACGGTAAAGAACGAGGTTTACCTGTATCTTGCTTTGGTTCATACATTGATGATAGCATGCAAGCTATCTTGTTTGGTCATGCTGAAAACGGTATGCTAATGAAAAACGGTGGTGGTACGTCAGGTTACTTTGGTAATATCCGTCATCGTGGCGCTCCTATTCGAGACTCAGGCGAGTCCTCAGGCTCAGTACACTTTATGCAAATGTATGATACACTTGCGTCTGTTGTATCACAAGGTTCTGTTCGCCGCGGTTTCTTTGCTGCATATCAAGACATTGAACATCCTGATGCTGATGAGTTTTTGGACATTGGTACAGAAGGCAATCCTATTCAAGGTCTAACAACTGGTATTACTGTTAGTGATAAATTCATTGAAGAAATGAAAGCAGGGGATCCTGAAAAGCGCCGCTTGTGGGCAAAGGTTCTACAACGTCGTTCTGAAGTTGGTTTTCCTTATATCCTATATTCCGATAATGTAAATAACGGAAGACCGCAAGTCTATAAAGACAAAGATATGAGAGTTTATGCTTCAAACATGTGTGCTGAAATTGCGTTACCATCCAGCCACGAAGAAACATTTACATGTGTACTTTCTTCTATTAACGTATTGCATTGGGATCAAATTAAAGATACTGACGCGATTGAAACAATGACAAAATTCCTTGATACTGTTTGTGAAGAATTTATTATTAAAACAGAAGGCCAAATCTATTTAAAACGAGCGCGTGACTTTGCTATGAACCACCGCGCCCTTGGTGTTGGTATTCTTGGATGGCATTCGTTACTTCAATCAAAAATGATGGCCTTTGAAGGTTCAGCTGCGTCAAAATTGAATTTAGAAATTGCACAAACATTACGTGAAAGATCCCACGCGGCGTCTACTGAGTTAGCAAAAACTTTAGGCGAGCCACCTTTACTAAAAGGTTATGGAATGCGTAATACTACAACGATGGCAATTGCTCCTACTAAATCATCGAGCTTTATTCTTGGGCAAGTATCACAATCAATTGAGCCTGAGTTCAGCAACTGTTATGTTAAAGATCTGGCCAAAATGAAAGTTACAATCAAAAATCCATATCTACAAAAACTCCTTGAAGATAAAGGTGCAGATACCGTAGAAACGTGGGATAGTATTAAAGCAAGAGATGGATCTGTGCAACACCTTGTAGAATTGCTGGATGAAAATGAACGAGCCGTATTCAAAACGTTTTCAGAAATTAATCCAAACGCAATTATTGACCAAGCCGCAATTCGTCAAGAATACATTGACCAATCGCAAAGTCTAAACCTAATGTTAGATCCTGATATGTCAGTTAAAGAAATCAATCAAATGTATCTATATGCGTGGGAAATGGGTGTAAAGAGTTTGTACTACAGTTATTCAATGTCTGCAGCGCAATCACTTACTCGAAAGCGTGTAATGTTAGAAGGTTGTGCAGCCTGCGAAGCTTAATATGAAACATTTGCACTATTTTAAAAATACAGTCGATAGTTATAGAGAAGATGGTCGTTATAGAGTTTTTAATGATATCATAAGAGAACGTGGTAACTTTCCAAAAGCAATTTGGTATGGCAAATACGCTCCTAAGAATATTGTTAATTGGTGCTCAAACGACTATCTTGGTATGGGTCAAAACGAATATGTTATTGACGCTATGCACACAGCTTTAGACCAAACAGGATCAGGATCCGGCGGTACACGCAATATTGGCGGAACCTCGCAATACCATGTTACATTAGAAAGAGAACTTGCGTCGCTTCATAAAAAGGAGTCAGCACTTCTTTTCTCGTCCGCATATGTTGCAAACGAATGGGCTATTATTTCTTTAAGTAGAATTATACCAAACATATGTTTTATTTCTGACAACAAAAATCATGCGTCTATCATTATGGGCGTTAAGCACAGCCGTGCTGATAAAATGATTTTTCATCATAACGATATGGCAGATCTCGAGGAAGCATTAACTATTGCAACAGAAAGTGGACAGGTACCTTGTATACTATTTGAGTCTGTGTATTCTATGGATGGCGATGTTGCTCTTATTGAACAGATATTGGACTTAGCGGATAAATATAACGCAATTACGTATATTGACGAAGTACATGCCGTTGGTTTATACGGCGAACAAGGTGGAGGTTATTGCGAGCACCTTGGTTTAGAAGACAGGGTAGATATTATTAATGGTACACTTGGAAAAGCATTCGGAGTTCAAGGCGGGTATATTAGTGGGAATCGTACTGTCATTGACGCTATTAGGTCCGTGGCTTCTGGGTTCATCTTTACAACAAGTATATCGCCCGCCGTGTGCGCCGGAGCAATTGCCTCAATCAAATTTCTCAAAGATCATACAGGCTTGCGATCCCAACATCAACAACGAGCAACAAAACTGAAACAATTGTTGAGCGAAGCTAATATACCAGTTCATGACTCGTGTTGCACACATATCGTCCCTGTAATGGTTAATGATGCGTTTAAGTGCAAAGACGCCAGTGATCGTTTGTTGAATGAGTATGGAATTTATATTCAAGCAATTAATTCGCCAACCGTTAATGCTGGTACTGAAAGATTACGAATTGCGCCAACGCCGTATCACAATGACGTGATGATGGTAGAGTTGGTAGAAGCATTGAAAGAAGTGCTTAAATGAACAATAATATGTTAACAGTCAAACTGATGTTATTTCTATGCGTGTTTTTACACGTTGTAGTAATACCAGTATGGATGTGGAGTTTAGGATTATGAATCAACTTGAGTCTGCATTCTTTGGAAAACGACTGTGGAAGGAAAATAAAATGAGTAAGATTAAAAAAGCCTTTTGGTTTTGTCTAGGAATTATTTTAGTAGGAGTAGCGTATCTCGGCGTATTACTACCTGGTCTACCTTGGTCAACACCAATTCTTGGCGCAACGTTTTGTTTCGCTAAATCAAGTGATAGATTGCATGCATGGATTATGAACCACCCAAGGTTTGGTCCATTTGTTAAAAACTGGTCAAAGTACCGTGTATATCCAACCGCCGCTAAATGGCTGATGGTTGCAGTTATGTCCACGTCTTTGGCATTTATGTATTTTGGTACAGGTAATGAAAAAGCAACGCTTTACTTGTTTATTACATTCGCATTAATTGTTACATGGGCATGGCGTTATCCTGGCTCCCAGGCTATTGCTGAAGATCGCATTGCTAAAGGCAAAAGGATCGGTTGGCTAAAGTAAATAAATAAACTTATATAATATGAATATGATGAAAGGTATATTATGGCAAAACGTATTCTAATTACTGGTGGCGGTGGTTTTATTGCTCACCATTTAATTAATCAGGTACTCCTCCGAACAGACTGGGAAATTGTAACGCTTGATCGTTTAGATTATAGCGGTAATCTCAATCGCCTCCATGATTTACTTCAGGAACGAACTCCTGCTGAGCGTAAACGTGTACGAACAATCTTCCACGACTTAAAGGCAGAAATCAACCCAATGCTCGAAGCAGACATTGGTCCTGTTGATATTATTGCTCACCTGGCAGCTGGTTCCCACGTAGATCGTTCTATTGAGCGTCCTATGGAATTTGTTATGGATAACGTAGTGGGTACGGCTAATCTTTTAGATTATGGTCGTCGGCAAGACAATCTTGAAAGGTTCTTATACTTTTCAACAGACGAAGTATTTGGACCTGCTCCGGATGGAATTAAGTATGACGAATATGATCGTTATAATTGTACTAATCCATATTCAGCATCTAAGGCTGGAGCTGAGGAATTGGCTGTTGCATATCAAAATACTTATAATATGCCAATTTATATTACTCACACTATGAATGTGTTTGGCCAACGTCAACATCCTGAAAAGTTTATTCCTATGACTATTCGGAATGTAAGAGATGACGGTACTGTTACAATTCATAGCGATGCAAGCAAAACAATACCAGGATCTCGTCATTACATTCACGCTGAAGATGTAGCTGACGCAACAATGTTTTTGCTAGAACACAATCGTACTTTAGATATGTCAAATAATAGTGGTATTAAATGTCCTAAGTTTAACATCTGCGGAGCAACCGAGCTTAACAATTTAGAACTCGCAAATCTTATTGCTGACGCACAAGGAAAGGAACTTAAATATGAGTTTATGGATTTCCATTCTAGCCGTCCTGGCCATGATCTTCGTTATGCTCTTAGTGGTGATCGTATGGCGAATATGGGTTGGCGTCCGCAACCTGTTAGAGAAAGAATTGCTGAAGTGGTCCAGTGGACTTTAGATAACAGAAGGTGGCTTGACATATGAACTTTCAAACAATTATAAACCAAACATACAATGAGTGGTCCGCTAAGCCCACTGATATTAATGAGCATCTTCCGATTTTAAAAGACTATGCTGAACACTGTAAACACGTAACTGAAATGGGAGTTCGCCGTGGCGCGAGCTCTCGAGCATTCCTAACTTGCGATGTAGTGTTGCGGTCATATGACATTTACGAAGAACCAAGTGTTACTGAATTATTTGAAATGGCTCGTAAAGCAGGTAAGGATGTTGACTATATTATCAAAGATGTACTGCAAGTTAAAATTGAACCGACTGATATGCTGTTTATTGATACATGGCATTCACAGGCTCAACTAAGACAAGAACTTGCTATGCATGGTAATGTACCAACAAGATTCTTAGCATTTCATGATACTCATACATATGGTACTGTTGACGAAAGTATGGAGTGGGCGTCAAATCCAAACCGTAAAGCAATCAAAGGTCAAGGATTGCTTCCAGCCATTATTGAATTTATTATGGCAAATCCTCATTGGAAATTTAGAGACCATAGAACAAACAATAACGGACTGACAGTATTAGAAAGATCATAAATGAAAATTGTAGATTGCTTTCCATTTTTTGCTCCGACTAACGAAGAAATTCTGCAGCTTCGGGTTAATATGCTAAAAGATGTGGTTGATAACTTTATCATCGTTGAGTCTAATAAGACACACAGCGGTGCGCCTGTTGAAAGAAAGTTTCTTGAAATTGCAAGGAACCTTGGACTTCCTATGGAAAAAATCATTTACATTGAGCATGATATTCCTGACGATAATGATTTGGTTGTAATGCCAATTGACCAGCAAAATGCCGGTAAAAATAGTAGCATAGAATCTATACTGTGCCGTGTACGTGAGCGTCTGCAAAAAGATGCTGTTATGGAAGGTATGAAAGATTTTGACTCGGATGATGTTTTTATATATGGCGATGCAGACGAAATCGTAGATCCTAAAAACGTAAAGTGGTTAGCTGAACTCGTTCAACAAAATAGTAATCACTCCATTCTTAAAATACCTTTAGTTTATTTACAAGGCAGAGCTGATTTAAGAGTATATCATAAATCGACAGGTGCCTTTAGAATTTGGCAACGAGCTATGTTTATGGCAACTAAACACCAGGTTAACAGGTCAGGTGGTATGTTAAACATTCGCTGTGGCAATATGCCATTTAAGCTACAGTTTGCAATGCACGGCGGACAAATGATACAAGATCTTGGTTGGCATTTTGCATGGATGGGAACAAACTCTCAGCGTGAAACGAAAGCCAAATCTTTTGCACATGCTTTTGATAAACTTCAATGGATGAAAACGCTAGATGGTTATAACGATGGAGCATATAAGAAATTTGTAAAGGATACACAACCAGTTGAAGGTGGACCTGCTCCTGACGGATTTGCAGACCACGTGTTGAAAAGATATCCACTTGCCAAACTTCCATCTATGCTTTTGCAAAATCAAAAGTTAAGAGATTTCTTTTTACCTGAAACAGACTTGTTTAAAGAATTCAAGTTTTCACCTTGCGAATGTTTTTGGTGCAATAAACTTTCATGGCCTTTATTATATGATCTTGACGGAAAACAAACTTGGTTTGAAGTGCCAAGAAGTTGTTCGGTTACAATTAAGGAAACGCATCCTGACCGAAAGCAAATCTTTAGAGATACAAAAGAATATAAAGCAGTCATAAAAAACAAAAAGGATAAAGGTACACCTATAGTCGTATTCACAGATCCCGTTGAAAGGTTCGTTTCTTTAATCAATGTATACTTAACTGAAGGTCAAAGATATTACGATTACGGAAAGGATATTTTCAATTCATTTGGTAAAAACCTTGCTGAGTGTACAAAGCAAGAAAAGATAGACTTGTTCTTTAAAAATCTCCATAAAATATCAGGCGCGCATCAAGTACATCATTTTCATCCTCAATGTATGTTTGTTGATACTAAAAACTTTAAAGAGTTTCAAGTTATTAATAAACACGAAGTCAATAACTTTTTTAAAATAAACAAAGTACTAAACTTTACAGTAAAAGAAATCACCGCAGACGATTTCAGTAAAGACCAAATTGACTTTATTAAATGGATTTACATTTCAGATTACAATTTCTTTGAAAAGCACGGCTGATGCGAGTCAAACCAAACGAAGCTGGAGTACATTACTTACAGCAAGAAATCAAACAACACAAAGTTGAAAAGGCAATGTTACGTAGCGATATTGACGGTTTGCGTGGACAAAACATGATGCTTATGGATACTCTTGATGCTTTGACTGAAGATGAAAGCTATTGGTCCAAAGAAGCATTGCAAACCGGAATTGTGTTTAAACTTAAAAATGTTTTGAACCAAATAAGGCAAGATAGAAAATAACCATTGACATACTCAATAGAATCAGTTATATTAGTAACTATAAATATAAATTGAGGCACACAATGAAACTGAAACAAATTATCGCAGCAACAGTATCCGCAGCTTTGACAGGAACAGTAGTTATAGGATCTCTTACACTACCTGTAATTGCGGCCGAGCAAGAAAGACTATGGTCAGAACAAGAAGCTAACTGCTTGGCTTTAAACATATACTATGAATCACGTGGCAGCAACCTTGCGGATAAAGCTGGAGTTGCAGATGTAGTTCTAAATAGAAAGTACGATACACGTTATCCTAACACAATATGCGAAGTTGTCCAGCAAGGCATTAAAAATGCAGACGGTTCAATGAAGCGTAATATGTGTCAGTTTAGCTGGTACTGCGACGGAAAATCTGATAACCCACAAGATCAGGATCGTTGGAATGAAGCTCAAATGATTGCGTCACAATTACTTGAGTGGGGAAAATACCGTGGCATTACCGAAGGAGCCACTCATTATCATGCAACTTATGTAAGTCCGCGTTGGGCTAAAGACCTTCAGCAGGTTGGCCGTCTTGGTGCTCATATCTTTTATCGTTGGGATCAGTAAATGTTGTTAGATACTAAAGCACAAGGTTTTTTTGATAAAAATATTAATCTTATGGTTCCTTGGTATCTTATGGCTGCATATGCATACTATAAAGAAGATGATCCAATATTGTCAGATCAGTTCTTTGATAATATGGCAAAAGTAATGTATGACAAATGGAATGAAATAGAACATTTTCATAAACATTTAATCGGTCCTATGGATCTAATAGCGGGTACTTATCTCGGTGAATACCCTAATCGTGTGATAGACGGTTTGCACCACTTGCGACCGATAAATAAAAGAAGGAAACGTAAAAGATGAGTGATGAACGATTTGCAATGGTAACCGTGGTTTCAACACACCGCATGAGATATGCAGTACCGATTTCTGACTTGCAAAAATTAAACCCAAATACAAAACTCGAAGGAAACGATAAAGAAGCTTTAACGTGGGTTGAAGAGTTGGTGATGGAAGAACGCGTTAAAGAATTCTCTCAAAAATGGTTGGGAGAACAAACCGTTGACAAAGTCGTGTTAACTCAAGAAGAAGTACTAAAGCTGTTTGATTCAGATAACGAATATTTAGCGGATTGGACAGTGGAACAAAAACTCAAGTCCCTCAATCGTTGGGAAGATGAAAGCGTAATGTAATGCAACATACTATTGAAGATTTAATTAGACGTATAGAAGTTATGAAAGACAAAGCTGTTATGGTTCACCGTCTTAGAAATCAATATAGTGACTTGGCAGAGCAAACATATGATGCGCATACGTGCCGAGTTTTGATTGAAGACATACAATCACTTGCTCTGGGAATTGCCTACGATAAAGAAGGGACAGAAATAAAAACAGAAATGGAATACAAAAATGTTAAAGCAATGGAACCCTAGCAGCTGGGTAATATTTAAAGTAAAAAACCACGAAACACCACACTATCGGTTATTATGTGGTTGGAACGAAGGTTATGAGGCCGCAAAGGCAAAGACTGAATGGAAAATATCTGGAGGAATTTTGGAGTGTAGGGAATCAGAAGATGGATTGTCTTGGATATTTATGACAGCTAAATCTGAATATGTGTGCGACAAATCATCTTATCAAGTTGAAAACCACGTTTACCATGTATGGCAAACAATGATAGACGATCCGGATAAAGATGTAGAACAAATTGCTTATCGTGATTTGCAGGTTGAAAAAATGGAATGGCTTAAATTATGAAAATTCAAATAGCAGGATACGGGTTTGTTGGAAAGGCTCACGCGTTTGCTCTTGCAGGTAAAAACGATAATGTAACTGTTTACGATCCTGCATTAGGATATACAAATTGGGATGAAAATACTGACTGCGTTATTATTGCAGTCAGTACACCACAGCATGAAGATGATGGATCTTGTGATATGCGTAATGTGTATGGAGTTCTTGAAACATGTCCTGATGTTCCAATTTTAATTAAATCAACTATTAGTCTAGAAGGATGGGTCTCAATTGAAAATAATTTCCCTGATAAACAAATTACGTTTTCGCCAGAATACCTCAGAGCTAAGTATGCTGTTGAAGATTTTAAAAAGCAACAAGTAATACAGCTCGGCGGCGGTGACGTTGCGTTCTGGGTAGATATATTAGGAAAAAGATTAGGCTGCAAATTAGAAGTAGCAGATCCTAAAGAATTAATTTTAGCTAAATACTTTATCAATTCATTCCTAGCGACCAAGGTTTCGTTCTTTAATCAGATTTATGATTTGTGCGAAGCCGCAGGAGTTGATTATGCATTAGTATCTCACTTTGTAACGCAAGACCGCAGAATAGGAAAAAGCCATACGACTATTACGCGTGAACGTGGATTTGGTGGACATTGCTTTCCAAAAGATACGAGCGCTATATGCAGGACAGGTGAACGTTATGGAGAAAATATGTCTATTATTGAAGCTGCAAGAAAATACAATGAAAACCTAAAAGTGGATACATCAAACGTGATTAGTATTGTTAGGTCATAAAATGAAGGTTGGGTTTACAGCATCAGCATTTGATTTACTGCATGCAGGACATGTACAAATGTTAAGAGACGCAAAAGAACAGTGCGATTATTTAATTTGTGGTTTACAAATCAATCCAACTTTAGATCGCCCTGATAAGAACGCTCCCGTGCAAACTGTGGTTGAGCGCTATACGCAATTAAAAGCTATAAGTTACGTTGATGAGATCATTCCGTATTTGACAGAAGGTGATCTTTGTGATATATTATCAATGTACCATATAGATATTCGTATCCTCGGAGTTGAGTATAAGGAAAAAGATTTTACAGGTAAAGACATTTGCCGTAAACGTGGTATAGATTTATATTTTAATAAACGGGATCACCGTTTTAGTACAAGTGATTTAAGAAAGAGAGTTTGTAATGACTGATGGACCATTTAAGAACGCGTTTGATGCTGATACTGACGGCGTAATCAGACGTGAAATTATTACATATCGTATGCGTAACGGCAGTATGATTAAAGAAGAAGCAAGCCGAGACTATTATACGTCAGGCGACTATCATGATAACCAAAACGTTAAACCGTTGGTGCAACGATGAGTGACGAGCAATGGGAAATGGATTCAGAAATGCTGAATCAACTACATAACACTGCACGTATTATGGAACAACATGATAATAACGCTGGTCCTGAAGTTAGACGAATTGCAGACCGCTTTAGTGAACTAATTAAAAACGCTCATAATAGGAGACATTGGTGTAATGGAAACGAAAGATAGTAAACATCTAATTTTTGAACGCGTAGGTAATATTGTTTACGCTCGCTATTTTGGCGACCCTCCCCTAAGTCGTTGGGTCTATAAGGAGTTGGAAGAATAATGTGGATATTATTTGTCATATCGTTTATTCCAGAATATAATGATTATAAAGTTGTAGAGTTTAACCGTTATAATACACGGCAGCAGTGTGATATTAACCAAGCAGTGTTACGGGCAACTTTTGAGGATAATGAATTAACGGCGTGCGCATGGCAAAACTAAGAAAATTTATATTTGACGTTGACGGAACTCTTACTCCTAGTCGTGCAAAAATAGACTTCCATTTTGAAAAATGGTTTTGGGGTTTTATCCAAACAAACAAAACATGGCTTGTTACTGGCAGTGATTATCCAAAAACATTAGAACAGCTCGGCAAAAACATTTGCGAAGAAGTTGTTACTGTTTATAATTGCAGCGGAAACGAAACAAGATTTAAAGGCAAGATTGCCAACGCATCAAGTTGGACATTGCCAGACACCGCTCGTCATTGGTTAGAAATGGAACTCATTCGTTCACCATTCCAACCACAAACTGGTAATCATATTGAAGAACGCCGCGGTTGTGTTAACTTCAGCATTGTAGGACGTAACGCAACACCAGAACAAAGAGAGCAATATGTTAAGTATGACAAAATAAACAATGAACGCCTACATATTTCTAGAACTTTCAATTATGTGTTTGGTTCTGAAAGTACTTGTCTTACCGCTCAAATTGGTGGCGAAACTGGTTTAGACATTTATCCTATTGGTAGAGATAAAGCTCAAATCGTTCAGGATTTCAGTATGGATGATGAAATTTATTTCTTTGGAGATAAGATGGAAATTGGTGGAAATGATTGGCCTCTCGCCAACACTCTTAAAGACTATCCTAATGCTAAATGCTTTCAAGTTAAGGATTGGCAAGATACGTGGGAAATTTTGAAAGGACTTTAATATGTGGTTTAAAAAGAAAAATGATGTGTACGAAATTGACTTTGATAAAGATGTAGCTCCGGTTAACTTACCTAAACCAGATATGACGATGGAACAGATGGTGGCGGAAGTACTCAAAAAAATAGACAGTATTGAAAAAAAGATTGACAAAATTCTCGCTAAATCTCCTAAATAACAAATAAAGGAGGTGGCCACATGTTTACAATAGAAATGGACATGGAAGAAACGTTAATCACTCTACTTGATCCTGAAGGAAAAGAAGAAGACGTTCAATTTATTTTATACGAAGACATTACATATATTCGACAATGGTGTGAAGAGACGCAAAGGTTTTCCGTGATAGCATTAACGGCAACTCAGTTTAACCAGCTTGTGCATTCTTTTGACTTACCTGAAGGCACATACATGTTACAAAAGAAAGGATGGAACTCAGAATGGTAATAATATACGGTAAAAGCGCTTGCGGCTTCTGTTTACGTGCTAAGAAGCTCGCCGAACGGCATGGCCTAGAATATGAATATAAGAGTGTTGACTTCGACCAATACAGAACAGAAATGTATGATTTAAAACCTGATGCTGAAACAGTTCCACAAATTTGGTGGAATGATAAGTATCTTGGTGGATACAACGAGTTTGCGATGGAAATTGAAAACACTCGTAATTTTGGTCAAGACGCATTTTAACTATTGACATTTTCTTTCAACTATGGTAGATTGATTCTATCAAATGAAAAGGAATACATTATGACATACACAGTTGAACTTGATATCTCCCACGAAGCAACACATGAAGAAGTTGTTCAATTTGCAACTGAACATGGTTGCCGCGTAATGATGAGGATTGAAGAAGGTCCTGCAGGAGGAAATCCTCTTTACACATTTGCATCTGAAACTTTTGATATGCTCCAAGAATTGACCGAACAAGTACTTGGCTCAGGCCGCGCGCTTGATGAGGAACAAATTAAAACTATGATCGTGGAGGTATAAGATTGTCTATGCATATGATACGTGGTGTTCAAGTCCACGGAAATACTAAAAAACGTAAAAACAAAAGCAAACGGTTGCTAGCCGCAGAGGCTGAACACGAGGCTTTTTTAGCACGCGTAGGGTACACTGGTAAGAAAGCTGATTACCGTTATGAGCTACCCAATTATAATACTGGACCTCGCGTAACCTCTGATAAGGTTGCTGGCAACGGTTCTAAAAAAGAAACTGTAAAATATACTGGCAACGAAATCGCAGGTATTGTAACAACTCACAAATCTAATCTGATGCCAGTACGTAAAGATAACAAGCAGTCAATTATAGATGCTGCTCAAATGAGGAGAAGTTAATTGTGGGCAATAATTCAGAAACTTATTTGGGGTCATATTTGCAGTTACAAAATTCTCTGCACTGATATCATCAAAGGACCTAATAAAAAATTGCTACGTAAGTATACTTTGCAATGCAAAGAGTGCGGTAACATTAAAACAAAGGTCGCAAAGTAACATATAAATAATCCTATTACTATGGGGTTATTCTATGTGGCATTACAAAGGTGAGGAGTTTACCTCAGAGATGATTGGTGATTATATTGGCTTTGTTTATATAATCACAGATAACTCTAACGATAAAAAATATATCGGTAAAAAGATTTTCAAATCAAAAAGAAGACTTAAACCTTTGAAGGGCAAGACCCGCCGAAGAACTAAGATAGTAGAGTCTGATTGGCAAAAGTACTATGGCTCGTCAGAAGAAGTCAAACTTATGGTAGAAGAAAAAGGCCCTGATAACTTTTACCGAGAAATTATACACCTTTGCGATAAGAAAGGTGAAATGGGCTATCTCGAACTTTACGAACAAATTACTCGTCACGCATTGCTAGACGATTCATACTACAACGGCATATGCCAAGCTAAAATCCATAGAAGCCATGTTAAGGGATTAAAATGGCTCATGGACGATAGTAATGGTTGACATTTCTATTAAAATAGATTATATTAATCTAGAATCAGTTAATGGAGAATGTTATGATTATCAAAAGAAAAAGCGCCTTTTCAGGAATCGTTCGCTCAAAGGATATCCCTGTT